TAATTCAGATCAAAGATTAGTTATAACTCAATTATGGGCAAATAAAAATCCAACAGGTGCTAAACATCACGAACACGTCCATCCTAATAGTATATTAAGTGGTGTTTTTTATTTAAGACAAGACAAAACACTTCCGCCAATACAGTTTTCTAAATCAAATCAACATAGTTTAAAATTAGATCCAAGAAAATATAATAATCATAATGCAGAAACATTTATGTTGCCTTGTACAGCAGGAGAATTGTTGTTATTTCCTTCTACTTTAAGGCATAGCGTTCCTATAAATGTTGGTAAAGAAAATAGAATAAGTTTATCATTTAATACCTTTAGTATTGATACATTAGGTAGCAAAGATAGTTTAACACATTTAGATATTAGGAGTTTAATGCATGAATCAAATTGAAGATTATATCATAGTTAAAAATACCATACCGTTAGAGATATGTCAATCATTAATAGATGAGTGTAGTAAAAAAGAATGGAAAAAACATACTTGGAATAATTACACTACTGGAGAATTTACTTCTGAACCCACAAAAGAATTAGATGTTATGTCTTGTACAAAAGAACAACAAGATAAAGTGACACCTGCTCTTGCTCAAGCGTTAGACGAGTATCAAAAAATTTGTTCTTGGGAAGGTGAAAAAACTGGTCAACAATGGCTATCAAAATTTAGTCCTATTCGTTTTAATAAATACGAAGTGGGTACTATGATGAGAAAACATTATGACCATATACATAGTATTTTTGATGGTAAAATGAAGGGTGTTCCTATTGTGTCTATCGTAGGTAATCTAAATGAAGATTACGAAGGCTCAGAATTTCATTGTAGAGGTAAAGAAATAAAATTAAAAACAGGAGATATATTAATGTTTCCTTCTAATTTTATGTATCCTCATGAGGTAACAGAATGTACAAAAGGTACTAGATATTCATTTGTCAGTTGGGCGTTTTAAATATATTATAAATATAAGAAAAGATTTAATATATAGGAATTTGATTTAATGGCAACAATACAAAATATCACTATTGACCAAGATTGCGATTATACAGAAACTTTAACAGTTAAAGATTCCACTGGGACTGTTGTAGATTTATCTAGCGAAACAATAACTGCTAGTTTGAGAAAGACGCATTTGTCTGCTACGGCATATTCTTTTACAACTGCTAAAGTTAGTGCAACTGATGGAACTTGTTCTGTTACAATGACGGATGCTGTAACAACAACTCTTACTGAAGGTCGCTATGTTTGGGATTTAACAACAACCGATTCATCTGGATTAATTACTAGAAGAATTGAAGGAAGAGCAACAGTTACGCCTAGCGTGACTAGATCATAATTTTATGTCAACTAGATATTACCTTGATAGTAAATGGCCTGACCTAACTCCAATTCAACAAAAAGTTGTTGAAGAGGTTAATGAAATTGATGAAGATATTGAGAAACAGATAAGACAATTACAGGAACAAAAGTTTCAAAAAGGTATTCAAAATATACTACCAAAAGAAGTTGATATATTAGGAAACAGATTAGACAGTTTCTTATCTACTGTACAAGTTGAGAAAGAACAACTAGAAGAAAAAGTTAAAAAAGAAGAAATTAAGATTGGAGCTTTAGAGGAACTTTTTGCTACTTTAAAACAAGAAAAGAAAAAACCTGTTGAAGAAAAGAAAGTAGAACCTGCTAAAGTTGAGATTAAAAAAGAACCTAAAAAGGTTGAGGTTAATTCAGTTAAGGCACAAGAGATTAAAGCAGCTTCAAGTCTTTTAGAATATTTGATACCTAAAAAAGTAGAAAAATATGATGAAGGTATAATAGATAAAGTATCACAACAAATTTCAGAAATGAAAGTTGCTAATGAATTAGAGAAAGATAAAATATCTAAACTTAAATCAATTGATACTTTAGAAAAACTTACAGAAGAATTTTTAAAATTTAAAAATATTACTTCTGTTCAACTATCTACTCTTGGTGGTGGTGGTTCTGTAAGAATACTTGACAATGATGATGTTGATATTTCATCTATTGGTGATGGAAAAATATTAGAGTATGACGCAACAACTAAAAAAATGAAGTTTGTTGCAAGTGGTGGTTCTGTTACAAACCTAGAAGTTTTAGGAACAATAATATTTGAAGGTGCAACTGCTGATGATTACGAAACTACTCTTAATGTGGTTGACCCGACAGCAGATAGAACAATAACTTTACCCAATATTTCAGGTACTATACCTGTTTTAGCAGCTGTAAGTACAACGCAGATATCATCTACACCAGAAGAATTAAATATATTAGATGGTGTGACATCTACTGCTGCTGAGTTAAATATATTAGACGGTGTATCATCTACTGCTGCTGAGTTAAATATACTTGATGGTGTTACAGCAACAACTGCGGAATTAAATTATGTTGATGGTGTCACAGGTAATATACAGACAGCAATAGACGCTAAAGCAACAAAAGCATTTGCAATTGCACAAGCGGTTGCATTAGGATAAACTAAATAGTATTATAAGGAAGAATTATGGCAATACCGAATACAAGAGCAACATTAAAAGATTACTGTTTAAGAGCATTAGGTAAACCTGTAATTGATATAAATGTTGACGAAGACCAAATAGAAGATAGAATAGATGAGGCGGTGCAATATTTTGCTCAATATCATACAGATGGTGTTGAAAGAATGTATTTAAAATATAAGGTAACTGCTGCTGATAAAATTAGATTAAGAAAAAATAAAGATTTTAATGTTATTGAAAAAGGCACATATGCTGATAACATAGAATTAGAAACTGGTACAAATACAGTATTAGAAGGTGTAGGTGATTTAATTAAAGAAGATGGCACACCTATACATACAGAAGACTCAACAATAGTAGAAACTGCTTATCAAGAAACACAAAATTATTTGGTAATACCAGACGCTGTTATAAGTGTAATAAATATATTTCCTTTATCTGACAGAGCAAACTTAAATATGTTTGATGTTAGATATCAATTAAGATTAAATGACTTGTATGATTTTTCATCTACTAGTATTGTTCATTATGAAATGACAATGAAACATTTGGATTTTCTTGACCATATATTGGTTGGAGAAGTCCCAATTAGATTTAATGCATTATCAAATAGATTATATATTGATATGGATTGGGGAACAGATATATCTGCTGATGAATATTTAATTATTGAATGTTATAGAAAATTAGATCCATCACAACATACAAATATGTTTGATGATATATACTTAAAAAGATATACTACAGCTTTAATCAAAAGACAATGGGGACAAAATCTTTCAAAATTTTCAGGTACTGCTATGTTAGGTGGAGTAACACTTAATGGTCCTGAAATATCTTCAACTGCATTAGCAGAAGTTCAAAAACTTGAAGAAGAAATAAGAACAAATTATGAAGAACCTGCTCATATGCAACAAGGATAAAAATTAAATGCCAACAAATGTTTATTTTGACACTGGCACAACTTCAGAACAAAGATTATACGAAGATTTAGTTATTGAACAACTGAAGATATATGGCCAAGATGTTTATTATCTGCCGAGAAAATTGGCGAACAAGGATACAATCTTTGGAGAGGATCCTGCTTCGTCCTTTGATGACTCATATATTATAGAAATGTATGTTAATAATACTGATGGATTTATGGGTGAGCAAGAGATAATTAAAAAGTTTGGTTTAGAATTAAGAGATGATATTAAGTTTACTGTTTCTAAATTGAGATGGGAAACTTTAATATCTAACAATAGTGATTTACAGAATACAACTAGACCTAATGAAGGTGATCTAGTTTATTTCCCTACAACAAAAGCATTCTTTGAAATACAATTTGTTGAACACGAGCAACCGTTCTATCAACAAAGTGCTTTACCTGTTTATAACTTATCTTGTACTAAATGGGAATACGCTTCTGAAAGACTTGATACAGGCATTGCAACTATTGACGCTACAGAGGATGCTCTATCAACTGATACAATGAATTTCCAATTTACTTTAGAAAATGAAGTAGGATCATTTGTACTAGAAAGTGATATAGGTGAAACTAATTATGTTATTAATGAAAGCTTTACAATGGCAACACAACAACCTGCTGATGATGGAAAAGCATTTGAAACTAAAGCAGGAACAACAACATCATCTACGGCAGATGATATATTAGATTTTAGCGAAAGAAATCCTTTCGGAGAGGTTGATGATTATTAATGTTTGGACAACACTTTTACCATAAATCAATAAGAAATACTGTAATCGCTTTCGGTACGATATTTAATAATATTAATATCAGACGATTGGATTCTAGCGGGAATCCTTTACAAACAGTTAGAGTACCTTTATCATATGCACCTAAAGAAAAATTTATGGCAAGATTAGATCAACAAGCAAGTTTAACTGGATCAGATTCAAGTGTGGCGATTACTCTACCTCGTATGTCCTTTGATGTCACTGGTTATGCTTATGATCCTTCTCGTAAATTAAATAAAAATCAAAAAATTGGAGTTGCTAAAAATATAAGTGGTGATAAAAAAACTTTAAACACACAATATATGCCAGTACCTTATGATGTTAGTTTTGAATTAAATGTTTTTACTGCAACTTCGGATGATGGATTACAAATTGTTGAACAAATACTTCCATACTTTCAACCAGACTATACTGTAACTATGATAATTGATAAGACTTATATGGATACAAAAAGAGATATTCCTTTTATATTAGAAAGTGTTGATTATGAAGATAGTTATACTGGTTCATTAACAAGTTTAAGAAGAATTATTTACACATTAAAATTTACTGCAAAGATATATCTATATGGTCCAATTACTTCAAGTGCTATAATAAGAGAAGTATCAGCTGATAGTTATGCTAATACATCTGACCAAAGTCCATCTCGTAGTCATAGAGTGACGGTAACACCAAATCCAAGTTCTGCTGATAGAGATGATAGTTATACCTATACAACAACATTGGAATTTTTTAATGATGGTAAAAATTATGATGAAGCAAGTGGAGATGACAAATAATTAAAAAGGTTTTAAAATGAGTAATATTGATGATAAATTAAATGAAGTATTAAACATAGCTGACAAAGTATTAGAAAAGAAACAAGAAAAGAATCCTTTAGAAGTTATAAATGATAAACCTGTTGCACCTGAAAATGCTGAAGTTGATACAGACTTTGACGCTGGTAGAAATGAGTTATACAAACTATTAGAAAAAGGTAGTACAGCAATAGATGGTATTTTAAATTTAGCAAAAGAAGGAGAACATCCTCGTGCATATGAAGTAGCTGGTCAATTAATTAAAACGCAAAGCGAAATAGCACAAAATCTATTAGACTTACAAGATAAACTTAAAAGATTAAAAGATTCAAAAGGTGAAATGCCTAAAAGTGTAACCAATGCCCTATTCGTAGGGTCAACAACGGAACTACAAAAACTTATAAAAAAAAATAAAGATAAAAAATGAAACAAGACCAATATTTAGGAAATCCTAACCTAAAGAAGGCACATACAAAATCACGATTTACACCAAAGCAAGTAGATGAAGTGATGAAGTGCCTTGATGATCCTAAATATTTTATCGAAACATATTTAAAAATTGTAACATTAGACAAAGGTCTTGTGCCTTTTAAAATGTATGATTTTCAGCGGAAGATGGTAGATACTTTCCACAACAATAGGTTTTCAATAAACAAGTTACCTAGACAAAGTGGCAAGTCAACTATCATATGTGCCTACCTCTTACATTATTGTGTTTTTAACGACAATGTTAATGTTGCAATACTAGCCAACAAATCTTCTACGGCAAGGGATTTATTAGGGCGATTGCAACTTGCTTACGAGCACTTGCCGAAATGGATGCAACAAGGCGTTCTTAATTGGAACAAAGGGTCACTTGAATTAGAAAACGGAAGTAGAATCGTTGCGGCGAGTACATCTTCTAGTGCTGTTCGGGGAAGTACCTTTAACATTATATTCCTAGACGAGTTCGCCTATGTGCCCCATAATATTGCTGAAGAATTTTTTAGTTCTGTTTACCCTACAATTTCTTCTGGTGAAACTTCAAAGGTGATTATTGTTTCTACACCTCATGGAATGAATATGTTTTATAAATTATGGATGGATGCTGTCAATAAAAAAAATGATTACATCCCAATGGAAGTTCATTGGTCAGAAGTACCAGGTCGTGATGAAGCATGGAAAATTCAAACAATAAGAAATACAAGTGAATCACAATTTCAAACCGAGTTTGAATGTGAGTTTTTAGGAAGTATTGATACACTTATTAATGTAAGTAAACTTAAAAATTTAGCGGTTGTTGATCCTCAAAAAAGTCCTGGAGGTTTAGATGTTTATGAAATGCCTATTAAAAACCATACTTATGTTATGACGGTTGATGTTGCAAGAGGTATTCAAAATGATTATTCTGCTGTTGTAGTTATAGACGCAACAAAAGCGCCTTATAAGATTGTTGCAAAATATAGAAATAACAATATTAAACCTATTGTATTTCCTAACATATTAAAAAAAATAGGAAATCATTATAACAAAGCATATTGTTTAATAGAGATAAATGATTTAGGACAACAAGTAGCAGACGCAATGCAATTTGAATTAGAGTATGATAATATGATGATGGTTACACAACGAGGACGATCAGGACAAGTACTAGGTGGAGGCTTTAGTGGCCGTGGTAATCAATTAGGTTTAAGAATGACAAAGGGTACAAAAAAAATTGGAACTTCAAATCTGAAAAGTCTTGTAGAATCTGATAAATTAATAATTCAAGATTTTGATATTATTTCTGAACTCTCTACTTTTATTGCTCGTGGAAAATCTTTTGAAGCTGAGCAAGGTGCGAATGATGATTTAGTAATGTGTTTAGTTGCTTTTTCTTGGATGGCTAATCAAAGATATTTTAAAGAATTGACGAATGTTGATGTTAGAGGACAAATGTTTACTGACCAACAAAACGCAATTGAGGCAGATATGGCGCCTTTTGGGTTCATAGACAACGGATTAGATGATCCTGAAGGTCGTGATAACTCGTTTTTTGATGACGCAGGTGTAAGATGGACTCCAGTAGAGTATCATAAGGGAGAGAACTAGAGAAATGGAATATAATAAATATCTACAAAAGGGTTATAACTAATAAAGATTAATACTTAATATATTAAGGAGAATAAAATATGGCTTTTCAAGTATCACCAGGTGTTTTGGTAACTGAAAAGGACTTAACAAATATCGTACCAGCAGTATCAACTACTTCTGGCGGTATTGTTATTACAGCAGAAAAGGGGCCAGTTGGTGAAATAACTACTATTTCATCTGAAAATGAACTGGTGGACACTTTTGGTAAACCAAATGCTTCTAATTTTGAACAATGGTTTTGTGCTGCTAACTTTTTAGGCTACGGAAATAATCTGAAGGTAGTGCGGCCTGTAACTGGCATGGTAAATGCTGGCGTATCAGGAACGCCTATAATTATTAAAAATACTACTGATTGGAATGATAACTACTCCTCTGGCGAAGCCGCTGTTGGAGCTTGGTCTGCTAGAGAACCAGGAACATTAGGAAACAATCTGAAAGTATCCATGTGTACAAACTCTACTGCTTTTGGACCTCATGCAATGAGTGGTAACCTTGTCGCTGACGCTTCGGCGGCTATTGGCGATACAACTATCACCGTTGATGATGGCTCTCTAATGCAAGTTGGAGATATATTAGAGTTTGGAGATACTTCTGTTTATACAGCAGCACCTTCTGGATTTTATTATAAAATAACTGGTATTAGTACTCATGTCCTAACTATTGCAAGATTTAATTCTGCAACTGGTAAAACAGAAACAGGTGGTTTACGACACGCTGTTGTAGATAACGCTGTGGTTAGAAGACATTGGGAATATTACTTTAACTTTTCACAACCAAACGGCACAACAGATGATGTATCTGCTGCTGGCGGTTCACTTGACGAATTGAATATTGTAGTATTAGATGAAGATGGCGGTATAACAGGCACAGCAGGACACATTTTAGAAACATTTGAAGGTCTTTCACAGGCTTCGGATGCTAAAACTTCTACTGGTGCAAGTAACTATTATAGAGATGTTATATACAACAGTTCAAAATACATCTACTGGATGGATCACGAAACAACTTTAGCAAATGCTGGTTCAGCAAAAACTGGACAAACTTTTGACAACCAAGGCGCAAATGGCTTTACTGTATATTCTAATTCCCTTACGGGTGGAGTTGCTGGTACAGCCGCTCATGCTCCTACTAATGCTGAATTTGCATTGGGGTATGATAAGTTTGCTGATGCTGAAACGGTTGATATTTCATTACTATTAGGTGGAAAATCAACAACTGCTGCGGATGCTACTGGAACAACTAGAGCAACTAAAGTAATTGATATTGCAACTGCAAGAAAAGATTGTGTAGCATTTGTATCACCTGCGAGAGCAGATGTTGTGAATGTAACCGATCCAATTTCGCAAACCATCAATGTCAAAGGCTTTGCTGATGCTTTATCTTCATCTAGTTATGCAGTAATTGATAGTGGATATAAATATATGTATGACAAATACAATGATGTATACCGCCATGTACCATTGAACGGCGATATCGCTGGTCTTTGTGCAAGGACTGATAATGTGGCAGACCCATGGTTTTCACCAGGCGGGTTTAATCGTGGACAAATTAGAGGTGCAGTAAAACTTGCCTTTAATCCAAACCAAACTCAAAGGGATGACTTGTATAAAGCAAGAGTAAATCCTGTTGTTACTTTCCCTGGTCAGGGAACAGTATTGTTTGGCGATAAAACTGCTCAAGCAAAACCAAGTGCATTTGATAGAATCAATGTAAGAAGATTATTCATTGTTCTTGAAAAGGCGATTGCTACTGCTGCTAAATTCCAACTCTTTGAGTTCAATGATGAGTTCACAAGAGCAGGGTTTAGAAATTTAGTAGAACCGTTTTTGAGAGATGTACAAGGTCGTAGAGGTATAACTGACTTTGCTGTTGTTTGTGATGATACAAACAATACTGGAGAAGTAATAGACAGAAACGAATTTAGGGCTGATATCTTTATCAAACCTGCTCGTTCTATTAACTTCATAACACTTAACTTTGTCGCTACCAGAACAGGCGTTGCCTTTTCTGAAGTAGCAGGCGCTTAACAGATAGAGAGGGAGAATAAAAAATGGCAAACATTAATGATTTTAAATCTCGTCTAAAAGGCGGCGGCGCAAGAGCCAATCAGTTTAAGGTAACTTTACCTTTCCCTGGATTTGCTAGCGTTGGCGGAGAAACGAGTGATATGGCATTCTTATGTACTGCAACTAGTACACCAGCTTCAACTATTTCTGACACACCAATTGCATTTAGGGGTAGAACCTTATATATGGCTGGTGACAGAACATTTGATACTTGGTCAACAACAGTAATAAATGATACAGACTTCAAAATATATCGTGCAACTGAAAGATGGTTAAACGGCATTAACAATATGACAGACAATGAGGGGTTAACAAATCCTTCTGACTATCAAGTGGATGCTTTTGTAGACCATCTGGACAGAAATGGTACAACTTTAAAGTCTTGGACTTTTAGAGGGTTGTTCCCAACTGCATTACCAGGAATTGCATTAAGTTATGGTGATAATAACACCGTAGAAACTTTTGATGTAACTTGGAGATATCAATATTTTGAAACTGATACTACTACATAAACAAAAAAGTTATTAAAGGAAATATAATATGGTACAACTATTGGGATTCCAAATAACGAGACCAAAAAAGGAGACGGACAGTAAATCTACACAAGCATTTACTGTTCCTTCTCCTGATGACGGCACAACAACTATATCTGCTGGCGGATATTTCGGCCAATACTTGGATATGGAAGTTACCGCTAAAAATGAAACAGATTTAATAAGACGATATCGAGAGATTGCTCAACATCCAGAATGTGATATGGCAGTTGAAGATATCATCAATGAGGTTATTGTATCGGATGAAAGAGATTCATCCGTATCTATTTCCTTGGATAAACTAGGAATTTCTGATAATATTAAAACAAAAGTTCGTGATGAATTTGATGAAATTTTAAGTTTAATGAATTTTGATGAAAAGGGTCACGATATTTTTAAGCGATGGTATATTGATGGAAGAATATACTTCCATAAAGTAATAGACCCAGCAAGTCCTCGTAAAGGAATAACAGAACTACGGTATATTGATCCACGGAAGATTAAAAAGATTCGTGAGATTAGTAAGCACCGTGATGTTCAAAGAAAGGGAGTTGAAGTTATAGAGGAAACCGCAGAGTGGTTTGTCTATAATGAAAAAGGCATTCAAGGACCAACATCTAATGTTGGTGTTAAGATTGCTGCTGACACTATTACATAAGTTACCTCTGGTGTTATAGACCAGAATAAAAATTTAGTGATGAGTCATTTGCATAAAGCAATTAAACCTGTTAATCAATTGCGAATGATTGAGGATGCTGTTGTTATTTACAGAATAGTAAGAGCACCCGAAAGAAGAATTTTTTATGTTGATGTAGGTAATTTACCTAAAGTAAAAGCGGAAGCATACCTTCGGGATGTAATGGCAAGATATAGAAATAAACTTGTCTATGACGCTTCAACTGGAGAGATTCGGGATGACAGAAAACATATGTCCATGCTCGAAGATTTTTGGTTACCTCGTAGAGAGGGTGCTAAAGGTACAGAAGTTTCTACATTGGCAGGTGGACAAAATCTTGGTGAAATTTCTGATGTTAAATACTTTCAAACGAAATTATACAAAGCATTGAATGTCCCCATTTCAAGAATGGAATCAGAAAGTGGTTTCAATCTTGGTAAGGCAGCAGAAATTACAAGAGATGAATTAAAGTTTACAAAATTCATCCAACGATTAAGAAAAAGATTTACACAAGTCTTTAATGATATCCTAAAAACACAACTTGTTTTGAAGGGTATTATTACAATAGAAGATTGGCCAAAGATAAAGGAACATATACAATACAGTTTTTTGAAGGATGGATATTTTGCAGAATTAAAAAATTCAGAAATATTGAGAGAGCGAATTGCTTTAGCAAATGAAATTAGTCCTTATGTTGGAAAATATTATTCTATCGAATATGTAAGAAAGAATGTTTTACAACAAAGTGATGAAGATATTGCTGATATTGATAATCAAATCGCTGACGAAATTAAGAAGGGTATTATTGCTTCACCTGAAGTTGAGGGGATGGATGATACTGATATAAATATAAAAGGAGATGAATAATTATGCCAGATGATAATGTAGTCAAAATGGTTAATTCTCTTGCGGCTGATGATAATGTTGCTGCTCAAAGTGCATTTAAGGATGCTCTTGCAAGTAAAATTGGAACAGCATTAGACGATAAAAGGCAAACAGTTGCTAAAGATTGGTTGAATGCTGCTCAAGATTTAGAAGCAACAAAAGACGCTGCTGGGTTAGATAAGGTTTCTGGTGCAATAGCACCTTCTATTTTAGGAGCAGAAACTGAAAAACCTGAGGATGAAACTGAAACTACGCCTGAAGTTGATACACAAGCTGACCAACCACAGGATGATAGTGATGAACAGCCTGCCGTTTAAAAAGTTTAGAAAACAACTTGATGAACGAAGGTATAGTGGTCCTGAAGGAACGGAGGAATATAAAAATTTATCTCCAAAGTTACGGAAGGCAATTAATGATGTTTATAATACAATTAATAATACTAAAGGTTCTATTGTTTCAAAAATAGAAGGTATTATTGACAAGGTGGCAAAGAAACACGGTGTCAAAGTAAA